CATTGAATCAAATATATCATAAATCATATATAAGTCATTTTTGATCACTGATAGATATTTGACTGTGTCCTCTAGTAGTGGTAAGAGATCTTCATTTTCTCTATCTATGTACTCTTCTGAAAGTGAAACAAAAGTCTCAGGAGTTACCTCCCCGTAGTCCAGTTCAAGCTTCCTGGTCTTGTAAGCTCCATAAACACGTAATGTAGACCTGTCATTATCATCAGATACTAGAGATCTGTAAAAGTTCCTATCATTCAACATTGACATAAAATTGAGATGAGACGCCAGCATATTATCGAACTTACCATTCCTAATGGTCCAGCTTTCCATCAGGGCTTTCATCTTTTCGCTATTCTGGAAACTATCCAGCTGCTCTAGAAAACCATTTTTGAGGGCTCCAGGCACATAATAACCCATACTCCATTTTAGAGTTGGGTCTGAGAAACTTATGTGCTCCTTTTTCAAAACAGAGGACATAAAATTTAGCATTTTATTGGTACTTCCAGGGTTATATCTAACATGTTTTGCGAATTCACATGATGTGCCTCCTATTATCAGCTCTATTGGGTGAGGATCGAATAATCCCATGGCACCACTAAAAATGCTAGGGTTTGCTTTAGGCATTCTATAGAAGTGCCTTATGCATTGTTCAGATACTTTCATGACCAGGTAAGCCTCTTGCATTGTGCCACCATTTTGCATGAGTTCAATACATTTGCTAGCAGCAAAGGTGACATCCATAGAATATCCTTTGTCAGTGGGTTGAAAAGGAATATTACCACAGAACTTTTTAAGCACAGGAAGCATTGTTTTGAAGAAATAAAGGATTGACAAAAATTCCTGATATATCCTACTAACAACACTCTTCTTTATGGATATCATGTGGTTTGCAGCTTTTAAGTGCCAGTCATAAAGTGAGAGGACGCTCCTTAAGACCTTATCTTTGTTCTCTGTTTCTACTCTCTGCAGCATCTTTACCGTACTGTCATCTGAATGGGCAATAGCCCTCAGGATCACAGGCCTGCGATATCGTTTGAAGAATTTCCTATAACACACTTCTGATATGACTATTTGGTTTGCTGCATGCATCAGGGAAGATAAATAATTGAACATACCCATAACAAAACTGGCCGGCATAACCATACTATGCGCCCCATCTAACTTGCCACTCTCCTTTATCAAGTTGTCAC